TTCTTATACGCGCCTTTACAAATAGAAAAGATTCGTTTATAATTAAAGTTCGTTGTAGAGATTTTCTTGACAGTCAGGATAAGGTCTGATAGAATTCAACAGTAGAGTTTATTCGTTCCTTCGGTCTTTTTCTCTTATGGCAACTTCTTCTCTCACAGGACAAAAGAATAAGTATCGCATCACGTTGGAATTAAACGTGAATGAGGATTTTAATCCTCATCAGATTAACTGGAACAAACTCTTTGAACTTGATCGTAATGAACAGGTGAAGAGTTATGTAGAAGATCTCAACGTGCGTTGGTAATTCTAATACTCTTCAATTTGCCCTAAGTGTATTATACTCAGCGTCAGTAAGGTATATCGCCTGATAAATGTTTCGTTTATTATTATTACTTTGTCTGATTGTTTATATCACTTGGGGCAACTTAGTTCTTTATACTTATCATTGTTCGTCGTGAATTGGCGGCAGTTAGTATAAAGAATAGGCAATTCTTGAGGTATAAGTAGCGTAATTGTTGGCGGTTCGTATAAAGAACTGTGCTATTTTATAGTATTCGCACAGTGATTTGGGGCAGTTAGTATAAACAATGACGAATAATGATAGTTATTCGTTGTCAGTTGTTTATTCGTGTTGGCAGTTATTATGTTTTATTGTTTATTGTTTATATTTTGCGTTGCCCCCCGGTTATAAAAATCGATAAGTCCCTAACCTACACTGTATGTCTTTTTCGACCTCTATTTCACTCTCAAAAAAAAAAAAATTCTCAGAAAAAAATGGCACAAAAGAAGAAAGCAAATTGTCATGGTTGGGGAATCTTCGGAGGAAAGCACAAAAAGAATAAAAGTTGTGCCACTGGAATATTTCGGACACCCGCACAGAAAAGAGCATCTTCAAAAAGATAAAAGAAATGAAACACCGCCCATATTGGAGTTTCTGGAAAGTAATCTTTGCGGGATGGATGATACGCTATCCTGACAAAGTATTCTGTATTATTGGAGTTCCTCTTGGAATACTCATCGCAATAATATATAATGCAGCAACAAAATAAGATTGCCAAAAAATTTTCCGGAAAATATTTTATGACTGAAAAGGTTTATCACATATATGCAAAAGATCAGTGCATATATCACAGTTTATCAGAGGAAAAATTTTCTGAGATCTGGGATATGTTGCACAGAATGGTTGAATTACTTGATATGAATATTTCTATAAACGATTTATCTTATGAAGAACTTTATTTTAATAAAGAGGCAATTTTAAATTCCTCTCATTGACAGAAACATATATACACTGTAAAATTAATCTTGAAGGTTTATTAACTTTATGCTTTTGTTGGACAGATTTTATGACAAACTTCCCGATATTCTTGATGAAGAATCTTGCTGGGAATGGAAAGGAGCAATAGATAGGTATGGATATGGTGCTTTTTCTATTGGAAAAAAGACAGTAAAAGCACACAGAATATCATACGAAGTTTTCTATGCAGAACCGCTGAATGATCTTTTATGTTTACATAAATGCGACAATCGTAGATGTGTAAATCCTCAACATCTATTTGCAGGAACAAATCTCGATAATATGAGAGATAAAGTTCAGAAAAATAGATGTTATAGTGGAGACCAGAAGGGGGAAAATAATGGGGCATCAAAACTTAATGACAATCAGGTAAGAGAAATTAGACAATTGTATAATTCTGGAAAATATACAAAATCACAACTTGGAAAAATGTATAAAGTCCATCGAACTACAATTTATTATATTGTAAATAAAAAAACTTATAAGCATATCTTGGAGGGTTGAAACAATGGCCAAAGGATTTACTGTTAAAGCAGCAGCGCCTCAAAAATCTACAGAGGACTGGGATTATGATGCAATTAAAGAAAGAATGAAAGGTAAGAGTATTGTTTTCTGTCTTCCTGGTAGAGGATGCTCTTTTATCTTTCTGAAAGCATTTGTGCAACTTTGTTTTGATCTTGTGCAAAATGGAATGAGTATTCAGATTTCTCAAGATTATTCATCGATGGTGAATTTTGCACGTTGTAAAGTTCTTGGAGCAAATGTACTTCGTGGACCGAAGCAAGTGCCTTGGGATGGAAAACTACAGTATGATTATCAACTATGGATTGATAGTGATATTGTTTTTGATTCTAACAAGTTCTGGCAGCTCTGTGATGTAGCACTCAATCAGGAAGGAGAGGAGCGTGAAATTGTCGCTGGTTGGTACGCAACTGAGGATGGTCACACAACCTCTGTCGCACACTGGTTGGAAGAAGATGATTTCCGTAAGAATGGTGGTGTTATGAACCACGAAACTGTTGAATCGATCAGCAAGCGTCGTAAGCCGTTCACTGTAGACTATACAGGTTTTGGGTGGGTGTTGATTAAGAATGGAGTCTTTGAGAATCTTGAGTATCCTTGGTTTGCTCCTAAGATGCAAGTGTTTGAGTCTGGTGCAGTTCAAGATATGTGCGGCGAAGATGTTTCATTCTGTCTTGATGCTATTGAAGCAGGATTTAAGATCTGGTGCGACCCTCGTATTAGAGTCGGACATGAGAAGACTCGTATTATCTAATGGTAAGAACTTACAATCTTTTATATAAAGGGCGTAAAATTTATTCAAATCTCACTATAGAAGATTGCAGTGAGATTCTTCAAGACTTCTCAGAGCGTTATTTCTCGGGAGAAGACATTGATCCTAATTTAATTGAAATGGAGGAAATCTAATGGCTAAAGGCGGCGGATCTAATAAGACTATTTTTGAACCTGGCGCACCTAAGAAAACACGTCAAGGACGTTCACCACGTACATTGCTAAGTGCAACTTCTCGTAATGGACGTAAGAAAAAGTATCGCGGACAGGGTAAGTGATCCAACTTAATCCTCAAATCCCAGTCTTTACTCCAAAAGGTAAGGGCTGGGCTTTTTTTGTAATCGATCGTTCGCAGGAGCACGATCTTGAATGGGTTGTCTTTCTAGATAGTAATGGAGAATGTTGGACTTTTAGGAATTCTGACATTCGCATTCAGAAAAATTATACTTTAAATCGGCAAAATACAAATATTTTTGATAATTCGGGATAGAAACCCCGTAAAAAGTTCTGATTTTCAACAATCAGGAGCAAAAATGGATCAAAAAATGCTTAGAGAGATCGCAAATGACGATTTAAACCCAAAAAAACACGATTTTTCTCATCAAAACGAAATTCACGAAAAAATTCGCAATGATGAAGACTATGATGACTGGGAATATGGCACTGAACCTCTTTATGAATCAAAAAATCCCTAATAAATAAGATAGAATTATAATAATCAATGCCTTTACAGAGGGTAAGTCAGGGATTTAAAGATATTAGTATGTCATTTCAGAGCAACCCTCTGACAAATGACCTGATTGCCCTCAAAAATGAGTCTGCAATTGCTCGCTCGGTTCGTAATATTGTATTTACTTTACCTGGCGAAAAGTTTTTTAATCCAAATTTTGGATCTAGGGTAAGTAAATCATTATTTGAGAATATTGATCAAATTTCTGCTTCAATTATTGATGATGAAATTAGAAATTCTATTGCCAATTATGAGCCTAGAGTCAGTTTAATTGATGTTCGAGTAAATCCCGATTATGACAATGGTGGGTTTGATGTTATTATCATTTATAGAATCGTTGGTATTGATGTTCCAACGCAACAATTACAATTTGTTCTGCAACCTACTAGGTAAATGCCATTAGTAAACTTTTCAAATCTGGACTTCGACCAGATTAAAACAAGTCTTAAAGATTATTTAAGATCAAACTCAAATTTTACTGACTATGACTTTGAGGGATCTAATCTCTCAACTATTCTTGATGTTTTGGCATATAATACCTACATCACTTCATATAATGCAAATATGGTTGCAAATGAGGTGTTTATTGATAGTGCAACGTTAAGAGAAAATGTTGTTGCACTTGCTAGAAATATTGGGTATGTTCCCAGATCAAGAAAAGCAGCAGTTGCAACGATAAGTTTTTTTGTAGATACAACTCAACCATCAAATAACGGATTATCTCCTTCATCATTAACTCTAAAAAGAGGTACTATTGCTAGCACATCAGGAACTTTTGGAAATCAGTCGTTTGTATTTTCTATTTTAGACGATATTACGGTTCCAGTTGTAGATAATATTGCATCCTTTAATGATATTCAAATTTATGAAGGTGTATTGCTGACTAGCAACTTTACTTACAACTCAAATAATCCAAATCAAAAAATTATTCTTCCAAATGCGGGTATTGATACTGCACTTATTTCAGTCAGAGTAAAAGATTCTATAACAGCAACAGCATCTACAAAGTATAGATTACAAGATAGTATATTTGATGTAAATAGAGATTCTAGAGTTTATTATCTTCAAGAAATTGAAGATGAAAGATATGAATTAATTTTTGGTGATGGTATTTTATTTGGTAAGAAACTAGAAAATAATAATTATGTTGAAGTAGATTATATTGTATCTAATGGTGATAGTGGAAACGGAGTAAGTCAGTTTAGTTTTTCTGGAAGACTGACTTATACTAGGAATTCTATAGAATACACCGTTACTTCCGGAATATCTCTTTTGACAACTGGTATTATTTCTCAAGGTGGAGAAAACATTGAGTCTGTAGAATCCATTAAAAGGTATGCTCCAAAAATTTATGCCTCTCAAAATAGAGCATTATCAGCAAATGATTATGAGATCTTAATTCCAAACAAAATATATCCAGAAACAGAATCAATTTCCGTTTTTGGTGGAGAAGAATTAGTTCCTCCACAGTATGGAAAAGTTTTTATTAGTATTAAACCAAGAAATGGGGATTTTCTTCCAAACTTAATCAAAGAGAATATTAAAAGAGATCTTAAAAAGTATACAGTTGCTGGAATTGTACCAGAAATTCTAGATTTGAAATATCTTTTTATTGAAGTTAATTCGAATGTTTATTATAATACTAATCTTGCACAAAGTTCTGCATATGTTTCTTCTTTGATTCAATCTAATGCCAATAAATATGCCGAATCTACGGAATTAAATAGGTATGGTGCAAGATTTAAGTATAGTAAATTCCTGAAAATTATTGATGACAGTCATGAATCTGTGACTTCTAATATTACTACAATACAAATAAGAAGAGATTTGAGAGTTGCTTTAAATACTTTTGCAGAATATCAAATTGGTTTTGGAAATGAGTTTCATATCAAAAGTATGGATGGTTATAACATAAAATCTTCTGCATTTAGAGTTTCAGATTTACAAGAAACTGTATATCTTTCTGATATTCCGGATACTAATAGAACAACGGGATCTATTTTTCTATTCACCGTTCCAAATATAAATTCCACTACTTCAACGATTGTTAAACGAAATATTGGAAGAATTGATTACAAAAAAGGAATTATTACACTGAATCCTATCAATATTTTATCAGGAAAAGTGAAAGATGGACAAACAATCATTGAAATATCAGCAGTTCCGCAATCTAATGATGTAATTGGATTGCAGGATCTTTATCTTCAACTAGATATTAATAAGAGTGTTTTTGAAATGATTCCTGACGAAATTTCTTCAGGACTCGATCCTTCGGCATCTAACTATATTGTTAAATCAAGCTACAGCAACGGGAACCTAGTAAGATCATAATCAAATGACAGAAAAAAGAATTCAGTTTAATAACATCATCCAGAATCAACTTCCAGCATATATTAGGGAGGAGGTTCCATTAATTGCTGAGTTTTTAAGGCAGTATTACATTTCTCAAGAATTCCAGAGTGCTTCGACCGATTTAATTCAGAATATTGATCAATACTTAAAATTAGATACTATCAAGAGTAATGCAGAATCAACAACTCTTTTCAGAGACATTACTTTTCTTGAAGAATCAATTCCAGTATCTAATACACTAGGATTTCCAGATTCTTATGGATTAATTCAGATAGATGATGAAATAATCACATATACTGAAAAAAGAGAAAATAAATTAGAAGGAACTGCAAATATTTCGGTTGGATCTACTGTAGTTTTTTATAATGGATTATCTGAAAATTATATTGGTAGAGAATTTAAATTTAAATCTCCTATTGGAGATACGACAGGAAATCAAATAAAGAATCCAATAATAGTATCTGTATCTGATAGTTATTTCACATTATCCTCTATTGGAATAGCATCTACTAGTGTCTATGGATATAAAGACGATGACTTATATCCATTTGAAACGAGTGATCCTCAATTTAGTGGGTGTATAAGAGGATTTAGTGGTACAGCATCCTATGGAAATACAAATGTTGGAATAGCATCAACATTTAAATTGCGATCTCAAGATCAATTAATTTTTAAAGATTCAGAATCTGCAGATCATAGTAAGAAAAATGCTGATGGAACTCCTAAAAATGTCATTAATCTAAGTTCCCTTTTCTTAAAAGAGTTCTTCAATAAAATTAAATACCAATTAACACCTGGTTTCGAGCAAAGAGAGTTTTATAGTTCTTTAGATAAGTATCTGTTCCTTAAACAATCAAAAGATTTTTACTCTACAAAAGGAACGGATCTTTCCTTCCAAATTTTATTCAAAGTATTGTATGGCGAAGACGTTAAAATTATAAAACCACAAGATTATCTGATAAAACCATCAGATTCTCAATATGAAATAACTAATGATCTAGTTGTAGAAAGTATTTCTGGAAGTCCATATGACTTGGAAAGATCTACATTATATCAAGATGCATATGGAGATATATCTAAAGGTTATGCACCAATAACTAGAGTAGAAAAGATTTTTGCAAAGTCTGATAAAGTATATTATAAATTAAGTATTGATGCGGGTTACAATAGAGATATCAATGTTGATGGTTCTCTTTATGGAAACTTTTCAATTCATCCAAAAACAAGACTTATTGGTAATGTAGTTTCTGGAACTAATACTTTAGATGTAGATTCTACTGTAGGATTTCCCTTACAAGGAGAATTATCAGTAATTTATAATGACGGAACTGAAGGAATTATTACATATACTTCAAAGAGTCTAAATCAATTCTTTGGATGCCAAAATATCATAAAATCAATTTCAGATGCAAGTGATGTTTGGTTAAATGTTTATGCTTATGGCACATCAAATAAAAATTCAAATGAAGTTATTAAAGTAAGAATTACATCCGTTCTTAAAGATTTAGAAATTGTAGATGATACTTATTATTATAATAATCAAGACACTGGTATTATTAGAACTCTTGGCGTAAACCCAGAAGATGCTGTAGTTTCCAATAATTGGATCTTTAATAACTCATTATCAATTGAGGTATCTTCAATAACTCTAATTGATAGTACAAATGGAACATATCGATTGGTAACAAAGGTTGATCACGGATTTAGAGTTGGTGATAACATAAAAATTAATTCAAATAATGGAATTTCAACCCCATCATCAATCACTAATATAGTTTCCGATAACACCATTGAAATTAGTGGTCAGGGGAATCTTAATTTAAATGCATCATATTCAATTCAAAGAAATTTACTTAAGGTTAATTCTTCAAAGTATTCTTACTTATCAAATCAAACTACTGATATTCAGAACATTTATAAGATTAAAGATAAAACTCTCGTAGCATCTTCATCTCTGCCATCTTATGCAAGTCAGTCTTTAAATGCTTTTGATAGATCTGTTTTATTCAAAGGGACTTTTATAAATACTGAACTTTCTGGTTATCCAGGACTTACTGACACAATTAATTTGGGATTGGATCATGGATTTTACACTGGAGACAGTATATATTATACGCCATCATCTAAAGATGATTCTTTGTTTGATGAAGGAGTATATATCGTCCAAAGAGTAAACCAAACTACGATTAGATTTGCAAAAAGCAGAGAAAATATTTACAAATCTATTAAAGAAAATAAAAATTATTTTGTTAAATTTAAAAGTTCTATCGAATTAAAAAATAATAGCAAAATACAGGATTATGATTTTTATTTAAAAAAATTAGATTCTCAAAAACTTTTAAGGGAAATCAATCCCCCAGTTAATGATGGAAGAGACTACGAAACAACTCCAGGAACTGTGGGAATTTTAATTAATGGCGTAGAAATATTAAACTACAAGTCAAAGGATAAAATTTACTACGATTCAATAGAAAATATTAATATTATTAATTCTGGTTCTGGATATGACATTATTAACCCACCAACACTGGTAATAACAGATTCTGTTGGAACTGGAGCAACAGGTTATTGTGCGGTTAAAGGTTCTCTTCAAGAAATCCGAATTGTAGATCCTGGATTTGGTTATTTAGAAACTCCGAAAATTAATATCAGTGGCGGAAATGGAATTGGGGCAAAGGCAAATGCATCAATGAAGTTAATTGATCATAAAGTATCATTTAATTCAGAATCTAAATCGGCGTTTGTCAATATTGCAAATAGCACCATTGGATTTTCCACTTATCATAAATTTAGAAATGCGGAGAAAGTAATATACAGAACTAATGCCCAAAAATCAGTAGGTGGCATTTCTACAAATTCTTCATACTATGTTTCTGTAAAGGATTTATTTACAATCAAATTACATAAAACTTATGCTGATGCTTTAGTTGGAGTTAATACTGTAACATTTACTTCTTTTGGCGTAGGAAATCATGATTTAGAATCTGTTAATAAAAAATCAGTAATAGCATCAATTAATATAGAAAACAGTGGATTGAATTATGAAAATAAAAAAAGAACTGTGAGTTCTTCTGGCATTAGTACGTCACTTGGACATATTTCTATAAAAAATCACGACTATCAATCAGGCGAAATTATTAGATACACTACAAGTGGATCACCAATTAGTGGTTTAACCTCGAATACAAATTATTATGTAACTAAAGTTGATGATAATAATTTTAAACTTTCTCTAGTTGGAGTAGGAACTGATAATCAAGATTTTTATTATAAAACCAGTCAGTATATTCAATTAAATTCAACTGGATCCGGTATTCATGCTTTCAATTATCCTCAAATAAGTGTGGAAGTTGTTGGAAGTGTTGGCATATCATCTTCATTCAAAGCAACAATTCAACCAATTTTTAGAGGAGAAGTCACCTCTGTTTACTTAGAAAACAATGGTGTTGGTTATGGATCATCTGAAATTATTAATTTCAATAGAATTCCAAACACAACTTTAAATAGTGGATCTGAAGCGCAACTCCTTCCTATAATCAATGATGGAAAGATCGTTGATATTTTAATCAATAATCCAGGAAGAGATTATAATTCTCCCCCAAATTTAAATATTTCGACAGGAGGAAATGGATCAGGTGCTGTTTTAACTCCCATATTAGAAAATGGACAGATTAAATCAATTAAAATTATTGAAAGTGGTTCAGGATATGATCCAAATAATACTTTTATTACTGTATCGTCGGCAGGTGTAGGTGTCGAACTAGACGCAAAACTAAAATCTTGGACAATTAATCTTTTTGCAAAATATTTTAACAAAATAACACCTGATGATGGATTTGTTTTCTACAATTCCAATTCAAAATATGGATTGCAGTACACGCATTTATATGCACCAAGAAATCTAAGAGAGAATATTTATGCAAAAGAGAATAGCGGGAAAACTCTTTATGGTACATTTGATTTAATACGACAAAATGGCATTGAAGTTTCTTCCACTAAACATTCCCCAATAATTGGGTGGGCATATGACGGAAACCCAATATATGGTCCATATGGATTTTCAAGTAAAAGTGGGGGAAGTATTTCCAGAATGAGATCTGGTTATATTTTTAATTCTTTAGTAAATAGACCACCATTTCCAATCGGATTTTTCGTTGAAGATTATGAATACAAAAATGTAGATGATGATACTGTTTTGGATGAGTACAATGGAAGATTTTGTGTTACTCCAGATTTTCCTAACGGAACTTATGCATATTTTACTACTATTGACGAAACATCTTCAGACTCTTTTGGAAATTACAGACTACCAGTTTTCCCATACATTATTGGAAATAAATTTAAATCCACCCCAAATGAATTTAACTTCAGTAGGTTCTCAAACCAAGATGATATTAATTTAAATGAGACGAAATGGGCAAGAAACACATCACAATATAATTTACTTAAAACTGGTTCATCTTATCCTTACTTATCATTACCAAATGATTTAGATCAAACGATTGATATCAAATATGCTTCTTCCGGTTTTATTGAAAATGTTGATATTATAAATGGAGGATTAAACTATAAAGTAAATGATAAGGTAATTTTTGATGATGAAGGAACTAGTGGGTTTGGATTTGCATCGAAAGTTTCTAGAATTGGCGGAAAAACTATAAACTCTATTAGTGTAGCAAATACAACCATTTATAATGCAGAAATTTACTCTCTTGAAGGAGGTAAAAATTCATTAATTGTTCAATCTGATTCTCCACATAATCTTACAAATACAGATCTTGTTGCTATTTCCGGATTAAATACCACTTCATCATTAATTGGAGGATCATATACTATAGGTGTTTCAACAAATATCCTATCTGTTTCAAATCCTTCTGGTATAGGATCAGTGGGAGTAACTGGAATAGTTACATTTATTTCTGTAGGGGGAAATCTTTCTCCTTCTTCCATAAGAGAAAATGATATTTACAGAATTGGAAACGAAAAGGTCAAGATTTTAAATGTAGATAGAAATTCATCTAGAATTAGAGTTTTAAGATCTGTTGAAGGAAGTGTTGGTTCTGCCCATAGTTATACTGGTGTTTTGTATGAATCTCCTAGAAGATTCGCCATAAATGCAGGTGATACTACTTCATATGCATATAAAGCAAACAAAGAAATCTACTTTAATCCAAAAGAGTCTCTTGGCGTTGGAACTATTTCTGGAGTAGGAATTGGTTCCACTTTAACATTCTCAAATCCAGGGGTAGGGATCACTCAAATTTTTATTCCCACAAGAACAATTTATTTTCCAAATCATAATTTGGAAACGGGAGATTCTCTAATTTATTCGACCAATATAGGAACTTCAATTTCGGTTTCAAATAATGGGATGTCTTCGTGGATTCTTAATGATCAGTCTGTTGTTTATGTTGCAAAGATTACAAATGATTTGATTGGAATATCCACGGTAAAAGTCGGTCTTGGATCTACCGGAACCTTTGTAGGAATTGCTACCACAACTACTTCCTCCAGTATTCTATACTTTACCGGAATTGGAACTGGTACATATCATAGCTTTAAAACAAATTATCCAAAACTTTCGGGTCAAGTATCAAAAAATATTGTAACTGTTTCCACTGCACAAACACACGGACTTGCAAATAATGATGATGTCTTTGTAAATGTAAGTCCGGGAATTTCTACTTCAATCATAATCAAATATGATGATACTAACAGAAAAGTTCTAGTAAATCCAAGATCTTTTATTTCCAGTGATGTTGACGTAATTTCAAATTCAATATTAATTACAAATCATAATTTTGAAAATGGACAAAAAGTTGTTCATACCTCAACATCTCCTTCTGGTGGTCTGACTAACAATAAAATTTACTATGTTGTAGTTTTTGATAGGAATACTGTAAAGTTATCTCCTTCATACTATAGTGCAACAAGTTTAAATCCAGAAATAATTAATATCACTTCAGCATCAAGTGGAACTTTATCCGCAGTAAATCCCCCAATTAAAGTTTATAAAAACTCAACGGTAACTTTTGATCTATCAGATTCTTCTCTTTCATATCTCAATGGATTAGTTAAATATTCTGCATTTGAATTAAACTTCTATATTGATTCAAATTA